CCACCTGCCGAAGTAAAGACACGAGATGGGAAGTCAAGAGACTTACAGTTTACAAAATAAGGTTGTTCAACAGTACCAGAACCTGATGCAAGTTCGCCAACAGCAGGACGGAAGTCGAGAGTGTCTGTAAGGTATTGGGAGTTACGGTCACCACGAGTTCTAGGAATCTCCGAGAATCCTATACCTGTATAAGACTGGTTTGTGAAGTAATCACCAGATGCTTCATGAATAAAGTAGTCAAATACAACTGCCAACTTACGCTTGGGTTCAGATGTGCCTGCCTTTCTGACCATCTTCGACACACTATAATAGTATGACGTTGTATTTGTATCTAAGTAGAAGTTAGCACTGACGTTCTTAGATCCTCTTTCCAGAGCACCCTCACCGTCATCGATAACACCAACCAATGCATTTAAGTCGTCGTCGAAACCATCGATGGTTTCCCCAGTTTGGAAGAACTCGGTACTGACAGGAACAACATATAATCTATTGTTATTAGAGTTAAACGATACAACTCTTGCTCTGGCATTGGATGTTCTACCAACAACAACAGAACCACTATCGTAGAAAACGTTTTCGGTCAGAGTTACATAAGGAACTTTTGCATCTTCATCATCTTCTGATTCAAATACTGCTTGTAGTTCATATACATCATTCAATGCAAATGAGATTTCCTCATCTTCAATACGAGTACCATATAAGTTACCATATGCCAACCCATAATTCGTAACATCATTTTGATTTCTGGTGCGAATGACCTTCATGGTCCTCATCTTCGCAGCAGTCTTAATCTTCTTAGATACTGTGTTGACAGATACGGCAGCAGTTAGAGTTACATTCGAGATGTTGTTGACTGTACCACCAGAACCATCATTCAGACCAGTAACTTGGAGAGACTGTCTGTTAGCACCAAATGAGACTCCAATAGTAGGTGTGAGTTTCTCAGATTCTGCTTCAATATCCAGGTTAGTACCAACATTCCAACCATATCCAGTATTATCATTAGCACCCTGTGTGATTGTCAGGTTGTAATTTTCACCATCAAGAGTAGTAAACTGTTCATTTTCAGGCAGAGTGAATGTCACATCACCAGATGAAAGTGGTTTGTTTGCAAATGTCTTGATGACAACAAAGGATTCATCGGATACAGATTTGATTGCCCTCTTAGGCATATCGATAGCAAGTTCACCATCTCTATTCGTCTTCTCAAAGAAGTAAGGACGCAAACGTGTAAACTGAGTTGCAGGATATTCTGCATCAGTTATACTGCCCTTGGTCAAAGCGGTATCAATCAGTGCTTCCTGATCTCCAAAATCAAACACTGGTGTAAGACCAGAATTCTTTCTATTATTTTCTGTAAATGCAATAGCAGTTGGATTAATACGCTTCACACGAAGTGAAGTGGTACCTTTCTTATCTGTATTAGTTGGTGAGATTACATCACCAGCGCGAAGGTCGGCACTGAACTCAGTATCAAAACCTTGAATATCCTGACCAGATGCCTGATCAACAGTGATAGTCTTACCAAGCAATGATATGGATTCGGTCAGGGCCAGAGATGCGGTAAAGATAGGAGTTGCGTTAGTGCTGGATTCGTAACCAACAACTTGACGAATATCAGATCTATCATAAGAGTAAGATGCATTCAATACATCTAGAACACGACCGTCACGCTCGATAACTTCACCATTTTGGAACACACCAGATACTTGGTGTACTAATGCATAGTCGGCCGCGGCAGAATATACATACCCTCTGGCACCAGAAGAACGACCAACTAGCATCTCACCATCAATAATGGATTGTGACGATGCAAAGTTTAACGCAGTAAACATTTGAACGTCAAAGACGAACATGTTATACTTATTGCCATCTTTTTCGAGTTGCAGAACTCTTGCCTTACCAATCAAGTTACCTTGAACACTATTAGAAGGACCAGTACCTAACCAATCATCTCTAAGGTCGATAGTCTGATAGCACTCAGTTACGTTTTCACCAGAGATACGAGGCCAACCCCAAATGTCATACACTTCTACTCTTTGGGAGAGGTCAACAGGAACAATCTGGTTATTACGTCCTACAAAGGTACGTGGTTTTGGAGTATCAACATAAGTAGGTGCCAGAATTTGTGTTCTATAACCTTTTACATATGCTTTACCAGGTCCAACTTCAAGAACAGCAAAGTTCTCAGATGCTGCTTGACCATCGGCAGAAATTTGACCAGGTGTATATACACCATTATTAAAGTTATCGTTTAGGTGCTCTCTTGCGCGAATCTCAAACGTATCGACAACATAGTCACCATGCGTCTCAAAGGTTCTACGAGCAAGCGATTTTTCAAGTTCGTTATACTCGGTGCGGTCAACATAGTTCTCCACCGTGGAGTTTCTAATTCGGAGGAGTTCAATGAAGTTTTTATCTGTCTCATCATTGATTGGTTTCTTAACAAGTTGAGTCTTGATTCTGAATCTGTGAGCACCTGGTGCAGAGTAGTTGGACGCACCAATAGCGTTATCTGTGAGTGACGGGTCATCCTCAGGTGTAATAATTGATTCGCTAACCTCAAATCCGACTCTGTATGATGGATTGTTTGTATACTGGTCAAGAATAATGTACTCGGAGGGAATGTCAACAAAGTGTCCACGAATGAAGTAGACGCCTTCGCTAATATAAGCAGTAGAACCTATCTGAGAAGCGTCTACTGGAAGCATTTGGGCAAAGGGTGATCCAGTTTCGATCAGGGTGTTGCCAAAAGTAATTTCCTGTTCAGCAACTAACTGTTCGTTGTTCTGGAATTTCTTTGTCGTTACATCAGATGTAGTATCACCTGATTCGATATACTTAATATAGAATGTAATATATCCACGATCACTTTGTGTTGCAGGAATTGAATACAGAACCTTTGCTTTAATTCCAGTGGTCAGACCTTCAATGATCTTGCCTTGTAGTTGATTTCTATATGTCTCTACATCCACACCCAAGAATGCTTGCTGGATGATAATACATTCTACATTCAGGTCATAACCAACCTGACCAGGAATGACCATCGCACCTTCTTTGAATAGGTGCTGCCCCATTGCTTCGATCTGATTTTGCAGAATCGATTGCAACGTAGTAAGTTCCCTTGCCTGGATAGGAAATCCTGGGCGGAAGAGAACTCTATAAAAGTTTTTATCCTTATCGAAGTCATCGAAATAAGGAGAAATGTTTAGGTTAGTATTCTGGGGCATTTCTTAGAACTCGATTACGATTTTGATGTCTTCGATTTGGTCGCCAGCACGAGAGATCGCGCCTCTGTTATCAATATATATGATCTCACCCGAGTTGGGTTCGATCTCGGACTTTGCATAACCATTAGTAAATGACATACCCAAGTCATACTCAGTGTTGTTAATAACACGAGTAGAGATGCCAGACACAACAGGGAAGTTGATGTCAGGGTCTGCCGAAGTACCAGAGGTTGAACCTGTAACAGCGTTACCCCCTTCAAACTCGGTGAGGTTACCAGTAATCTCAGGGAACACACCGTCAATTCTGTTCTGGTAATATTTCAGAACTTTGGTTGTATTGTTCCATGAAATGACTCGTCCCCTAGCAGTCACTTGCTGACCACCAACAGTTCTTGACTGTGTGATAATCTCGTCAGTTTGAAACTGACCGTTAAATGTAGGAGAGAAGATTACTGCCTTAGTTGCAGATAAAGTAATCGCGGATGTAAGTTCAACTGTTCCATATCTAAATGGATTGATCACCAAACCGATACGACGGTAATCGTTATCGGTAGGGAAGTCACCTGATCCTTCATCATAGGTGAACTTCGTGTTGATCATCACTCTATAACCACCTAGTTCCTTACCAGGATCTGAACCATGACCAGTGTCGGGAGGAATAATAACGTCAATGGCAGCACCAGTACCTGTACCAGCACCAATACCGTTGACTTCATCAATAACAACCTTACCAAAAGTATATCCAGAACCACCAGAGGTCACTGTGGCAGATACGATCTTACCACCATCAACCACCAGAGAAACACGACCACCAACGCCATCGCCTTTGATGGGTACGTTCTCATAAGTACCGTTGTTATAACCAGTACCAGATGCTTGGATAACCACACTGTCGATTTCACCACCAACAGCATCACCTGTCACAGCAACGTCGCTGAGCACAGGCATGTAATCGTTGGAGAAGAATTTCAGAACCTGACCCACAGGGATCGTATAAAGATACTTCCAACGATAACCATCACTAGTTGTGATAATTGAAGTGGAGGTACCAGTAGGTTCAACAGTAGAAGGTTTACCGTTAGGATCAGAAGGACTGGTGCCGTTATAGATGCACTTATATACCTGATACTGCGAGTTAACAACGTAGAAATCTGCGTCGTATAGTTTCGTAGCACCAGACGATGCCGTCTTGGTAGATGAATAATCATGGCGATACATATCATAGACATAACCCAAACCACCAGTGGTTTGTTCGGGTGGAGTCCAGTCAATGCGGCGAATGACCTGAATCGTATCACTTGCTAGGACACGTTTCAATGAAATCATGTCCGAGAACGTGTCCGAAAACTCTTGGGAAGAATCCACAGGAGTTGGAGCAGCATTTTCATTATCCCATTCCTGGGGTCGCCCAATGAACACGTACAGTCGATCTCTCGACGTACCTGCCACCAAGTCGGACTGCGTAGGATCTGCACCCTCCAAAGATTTGATAAATCTTTTCGCAGTAAAAATTCTAAATTGATCGGTTAGAAGTGCCATCTTTAAGCAGTTACCTTCCTTTTATTTATGTGACTTATTCTGGTTCAATTCTGACCAGATTTGTATACTCTTGACTTACAAATACACCAGTAGCACCACTACTACCACCACTAATCGTATCCGATGTTGTCAATTTGTAGGTATTGCCATTGTTGACAATAGATTCCACGGTTAAGTATCTATAACCAAACGCATCAGCAGTGCTAATGTAGGACACAACAGTTGCTGTAATTCCTGTAACACTACTAGTGACAGTTTCACCAGTAGTAAACAGAGCACTATTAACATCTTTCAATTTGATAATACTATTAGAGACATGCTCAATACCATCACCAAGAGCACCAGCAGTTGATATGGTTGATGTTAAAGGAACAATACTGGAATCATATATCTGATCCCCTTGCTGGAACAGGGTTGTGTTCTGTCCACCAACAGTTTCTTCAATACCATACAATGATGGTGCAATACCACCATCTAGACTAATAGCATTTTCATAATCAGTATCAGTATTTACCAAATCGATAATGCCATCACCAGCACCATCAAGTTCATCATTATCTTCAAATACATATCCTTCCAGAGTGGAGATTGGATCTGTAAATGTTATGATAGAACCCTCATCATCTTCTAGAAGAACATGTGGTTCAACGCCAGTACCTGATGATGCTGCTGTTCCAGCAATAAACTGAATAACAGCAGTATTTTCATTAGACCTACCACCGTCAATAAACGCAAGTTCATCAACCTCGAAAGTTAGGAATAATTCTCTTGTCTCAGGTTTCCAATCATATACAATAGCAACTTTATTTGTTTTATCTTCTTCTACTCTTCTAAGTCTATCAGAAACAGTGAAGTTATATGCAGAGATACCTGTGTTTGGATCAGTTGCTAGATTATCTAGAATCACACGCTGGTCATAACGGAAATTGATACCTCTATCACAACCAGTAAAGGAGATCGCTGTCTTTCCTGTATATCTGACAATTTCCCTACCAATCTGGAACTTACCAGAACCAGGGAATGCATTAGTAGTCTCTACATATATTGCACTATCGCTAGCAGACGTATCTCTAATCAACGCTGTCATGTTATAGAAGTCTGATACCAAAGACGTTCTATTTCTTTGCTTTTTAATTAAGTTGGTATTGCGAGTAAAGATGACACTTGGTGGACTTGTATAACCACCACCAGGATTTAATAGTTGAATATTAGAGATTGCACCTAAATTAATATCTGCTTCTGCTGTGGCACCAGATCCACCACCACCAATCAATTGAAGGATAGGTGGAGTCTCAAAGAACTCACCTGGTGATGTTATATTAATACTTTCAACAACACCAAACTGATTGACTTCTGCAACACCACGAGCACCACTACCACCACCACCAGAAATCACAATAGTAATATCTTGTGCTGTATAGTTTCTACCATTATTTTCAACTGACAAACCAGTCACACCACCAGTTACTGGGACTAGTTCTGCACCAGATCCACCACCACCTCTGAGATATGCTTCTGCTGAAAAATATCCATCACCAGGTTGATTTACTTGTAAGAAGTTTACAGAACCATCTTCATTCAAATAAATGTTTGCATCTGCCTGAGTAACGCCAGAATCTGTACTGATAATATCCAAACGTAAAGGATCATATCCTTCACCAGGATCGATCACATCAACTGATAGCAGTTCTCCATTCTCACCAATATTCGCTTTAAGAACAGCGTCTCTAATAGGAGTACCACAATTCCCAACAACTAACCTAGGTGGATTAGTAGGATCATATCCACTACCACTGTTAGTTACGATAACGTCTTTAACACCATATACACTATTAAAGACGGGTTCAATTGCTGCGCCACTACCTGGGACTGTTCTTGTCATTAGACGACTACGATGTTACCAACCATGTTGCTGTGAATATTGCACTGATACACATAGGTTGTACCAGCAGCAAGACTCATTGGAACTGTCCAATACTGGACACCATTGATAGATCCAGATGTTCCACTGATCTGAGAACCACCACTAGATACTCTGAGTTCTAATGGATGACTAGAACCAGTTGTGTTGTTGAATCTATATGTAAATCCACGATACACATAAATGGTGGCGTCGGTGCCATTAGAGATACCAGGACCATTCAGTGTATAGTTATTACTGTCAGCAGCAGTAAAGTCATAACTCAATCCAGGCGATGCTACTGCTTCATAGTTTGATGCACCATAGATCAATGATTGACCTTCTGATGCACTAGGCAATGCAACCGTATTTGTGATTGTTATTGTGGAACCAGATACAGCAGTAGAGATTCCAGTACCACCAGCAATAGTGATAGAAGAATCAGCAGCATCAGCAGTATAACTACCAGTATCTCCTGCAACCCCTTTCAGAGCGTCCTGAACGACGTTAGGTGAATCATTAGTGATTGTAATCGCACCAGCATTCAAGTTAGTGCTAATTCCACTACCACCTGTAAATGTCAACGAATCTGTGGTTACAGTTGCACTTGTACCGCCATTGTCAGCATTGAATGTTGTAAATACATTCTGATCAGGAGCACCAAGAGCACCTGTCATATCAATGGTTAGTGTATCCCCCACCATGGTGGTAGAGATGTTAGTGCCACCAGCAATAATGAGGGTATCATTAGGAGCAGAAGCAGTGGTAGTGCCAGTATCAGCATTGACAGTCTCAAATAGATTTTGAGTGATGCCTGTACCACCAGTTCCCTGCTCATCGTTAGCAGGAGACCACT